AGGCACGCGAAGGTACGTTCAAGACTGAAATGGAAATCTTTGAAACTAAGATGATCGCACTTTTGTTTGGTACTTCTATTTCTACATCTACTATGTCTATTGCAAAAAGAGAAGTTCTTGCAGTTCAAGCTGGTGGCGGTGGAGCAAGTCTTTTAGTAGCTCCAAAAGCAGGTTCTTTATCTGTCTTTAAATTAAATAGTGATATGGTTTCTCAGGATGTAGAGCAATTAGCCGGAACTCCAGCCACGACACCTAATACTTACAGTATTTCAACATTAGCACTAACACTCAATGCTACGACATTTGCTACTGCTGGATATGTTGTTTGTTATTACTTAGTAGATTCCGCAGTTAGTAAATTTACAGTTGACAATGTATCCTTCCCAGGTGGATATAAGATTTATGCCGATGCAGCTTTGCGTGGAACAGACCAATCGGATAAATTTGTTCAGTATCAATTATTGAATTGTAAACCTTTAAGTAATGTGTCCCTAACTATGGATGCTGATAATGTCGCTAAACTGTCTATTGAGTGGGATATTCTTGCTGATGGTTCTGGTAATATGATGCATTATGTAGAGGTCTAATAGGAGGATTAATTGTGGTAAAATTTGATAAGGTAAAACTATCTTATACTTGTGCTGCAAATCCACCTGAAAATATATACATAGATAGAAGTTATAGCATTGGGAAAGATAATGAAGGATTCTTTTTTACAGATGGTGACTATGTACAGTATGTAAAAGATGATGAATTGTGGTTTATTGAAATGCTATTCACTCCTACTAATGTAGAGTGGTCAGAAGTGGATTTTAAGGAAGAAGTTGAAGTAGAGACTAAACCATTAGATATAAAAAACAATAAATAACTCATTAAGAGAGGACGACATTTGTTTGTCTTCTTCTCTTTTTTTATCCCTTTTTATAATAACAATTCGTATAGAAAAGATGGCATTCAAATGGGTGCTCTTTTTTGTGTGCAAAATTTAAATTTGAGGAGTGTTTAAAATACCTAAGAAGAAAAAGACATATAGTAAATTTCACGTTGACTTATCTGAAGCAGGTAAACTTAAACGTACATACAAAGGAATAAAATATGATTCAGAACTTGAGTTAAAATATTTTAAAGAAATAATAGAAATAGGATTGGCAGACGGGTCAATAAAGAACTATGAACGTCAAGTTAAATACGAACTACAACCAAAGTGCAAATACAATGGCGAAAATATTCTCTCTATAAAATATATTGCTGATTATGTTCTTACATATTCTGATAATTCCATTATAGTATGGGATGTTAAAGGTCAAGCCGATGCTACGGCAAAGTTAAAAAAGAAGATGTTCCATTACAAATATCCTGAAATTGACTATAGATGGATTGGATACTGCCTCAAAGATGGTGGCTGGCTAGAATATAAAATAATTGAGCAAGCAAGATCAAAGCGTAATAAAGAAAAGAAATTAGAGAAAGCAAAATTAAAGATTAAATAAGAATAAAAGGATGGTAAATAAATAAATGGCAGAAGTATCTATAGCGGAAAAGCTTCCAACAGTTACAGAGGAACAATGGAATAAACTAAATAAATTCAATCGTGATATTACAAAAGAGTTTTTATTAGAATCAACAAATTTAAGCCCGAAGACACTTAGACAATATTTATCAGCATTACACATTTTCTTCTTTTGGGTTTATGAGCACTGTGAAGATAAATCATTGTTAGAGATAAAAAGTAGAGACTTTCTAAAATATCAAAACTTCCTTGTGAGAAGAGGTATGTCATCTTCGGGAGTCAGATTAAAACGTGCTGCAATTAGTTCTTTAAACGGATATATTATTACATTTTATGAAGATGAATATCCTACTTTTAAAAATTTTATCACTAAGAAAATTTCTGCTCCTCCTTTAAATGATTTACATGTAAAACAACCAATGAATGCAGAAGAATGGGAATTGCTTTTAAAGGATCTTGAAAAACGTGGACAATGGCAGAAATTAGCTTACCTGAAGTTTACTTATTCGACAGCTTGTAAAAGAGCAGAGTCAAGACAGCTTCTTAAAGAAGTAGTAGATTATCCCCCAATTATTAAGGAAAAGAAAATCAAAAATGAAGATGGAACAGAGGAAATAAAAACCATTACCTTTTATGCCACTCAGGAGACTCGTTGTAAAGGAAAAGGAGTTATTGGTGAGGTAAGAAAGCTTAAATTTGATCAATCTGCTATGGACGCAATTAATAAATGGTTAGAAGTCCGTGGAGAAGATGACTGTCCTTATGTATTTGTAACAAAGTCCCAGGGTCAATATCGTCAAGCAGGAGAAGGTTTATTTAATGATTGGTGTAAAGAAGATTTTTCTAAGGTTATTGGACGTAGAGTACACCCACATCAGCTTCGGGAGCAACGTGCGACAAATCTAGTGCTGTATGAAGGCAAAGATATCCGATCTGCACAAGCCCTACTAGGCCACAAAAACTCGACTACCACTGAGATTTATATTATTAGAGATGGATCAGAGGACGTAGAAGACGCTTTCATTTGATTATGTAAATTATATATAATGTTTTTCTTTACTATATTTATCATTAGTGATATAATTATAATTAGTAAAATATTATTATTTTATACTAAGGAGGTGCAAGAAGTGAGCAAAAATAAACTTGGCAATGAAGAGATTATTAAATTGTATAAGGATTTTGTAGATATGTTTGGGAAAACTCCTACCCAACATGAATTAAACAATGAATATAAAAACAAAAGGTGTCCAATATCAGTTTCAGTAATTAATAAAAGATTTGGTGGATTAACTAGTTTAAATACTTTATGTGGTATAGAATTAAATTATAAAATTTATTCAGATGAAGAAATTATTGAAATGGTTAAAAATTACTATTCGTTATTCGGTATGCCAAGAAAGAAAGATTTGTGCAGTTATTATAATATAAGTGAAAAAGCACTTATAAAAAGGTTTGATGGTTTCAGAAATTTATTAGTTAAAGCAGGAATTGAAATTCCAAAAGAATCCCTTGGTCGATACGCAAAATATAGAAATATAACTGATGAAGACGCATTAGAATTATTAAAAAATTATTGTGATGAAAATGGCAGACCAACTCAAAAAGATTTTATATCAGGTAACGGGCTACCTTCTTTTAGAGTTTATGTTAACAGATTTGGGACAATGAAGAATGTATTAAATATAATTGGATATGAAATTGACGATACATCTAAAAAATATTTTAGCGAATTTAAAAATATGTCTGATGAAGAGTTGTTACAAATATTAAAAGACTATAATTTAAACATTGGATTTCCTACTCAAAGAGTTTTTATAGGAAGTAATAATTTGCCATCATATACCATTTATGCTTATAAATTTGGTTCTTTTAGGAATGCTATTATTTTAGCAGATATATCTATACCAAACAATAGAGAAAGGTGGTTTGACAGAGAACAACTTTCAGATGAGGAAATGCTCAAGCTATTAGAATATCATACTGATAAAAAGTTGTTAAGTAGTGATTACTTATTAACTGGTTCTGAAATAAATGATATCCAAAGTATTCCTCATATTAGCACATATAACACTCGTTTTGGAACATTGGCAAATGCCTATGAAAAAATAGGTATTGATAACGATGAGTTTAATAGTGAATCATTAGAAAAAGATATGGTTTTAAAATACAAGCAGATATATACCGATATAGAAAGAACTCCTCACAGCAGAGATATTGAAGAATACTCTAGAAACAAGACTGGATTTTATTCTATGAGTACATATGAATATCATTTTGGTAGTATTTATGATCTGCAAATATATTGTGATTTTATGCCAACCATCATAGGGAAACATAAAACAAGAACAGAACTGCTAGATGACTTAAAAGACTTATATGAAAGTTTAGGCAGAGTTCCAACGCAAAGAGACGTTACAGATTGTGAGTGGATGGCATCCTCTCAGAGATATTATAAGGAGTTTAATAGTTTTACAGAAGCGTTAAAAGTTGCTGGATTTAAAGATGATATACAGAAGAATAAATGTATATTAACTCCACAAGGAAATTATTGTAGGTCTTCATATGAGTATGATTTTTGCGTAATGCTAGAGGATAGCGATTTAGAGTTTTGGCAAGAAGATTATTATTATAATTATATAGATAATTATAATAGAAGACATAGATTCGACTTTACAGTTAAATACAATAATAATATATATCC